TTAGCAGGTTCGCTTTTTGCAGGCTTTTTCTCTTCCTTCTTAACTTCGGCTTTAGCTGGTGCTGAAGCAGGAGTTGCTGGTGCCTTAGCTGGCTCAGCGGCAAATACAGTTGCGGCAAACATTGTTGCGATTAAAGTTGCGATCAATTTCATGATATATCCTTTTGGTTATGTAAGAATTTCTATTCCTACATATATATAACGCCTTAGAGTTACTGTCCGTTGACACACTGGTCAAATAAAAAGCACCCTAGGGTGCTTTTATTATGCATCAACTGTTTCGGTTTTTGCTTTCTTTTTTGGCGGATCTATTTCATCAGCTTGTTTACGTAACTTAGCGGCTTCCTTATATAAGGCATCTGCTCTGCTACGCATTTCTGCGGGCGACATAGACTCTGTAGAAATAGTTGAAGCTTTTGTTTCTTTAACTTTCTTATCTTCTGAAGATTCAGGAGTTGATAATTCGTCTACAGTTATACCACGTTGATCAGCAATCAATTGATTGAGTTCATCTAATTGGATAGAAGTTTTAGGTTCAGGAGTTGCAAAAACACCTGCTGTCGGTACCTTCTTTAGATATCCGTTGGTATGTAACCAAGCCAACATGTTACTGCCATCTGGAAATTTGCGTACTGCTAATACATCCGCAATTTCGTTAGATTGCTGTCCACTGTCACTTTCAACAACACTCATTAGAGCATCGTGATATGATTCTCCCAGACTCGAGGCGCCAATGACAAGGGCACTAGTTGAGTCACCGGGCAAAGTTCGGTAAGCGATTACCACTCTGGCTCCGTTATTTTTCATTTTACCAACGTGTTTCATTTAGGGCTCCTTAAGCGGGTTGTTTTACGCCGTCTTCTTTGCCTTCAGATGGGGGTAGTTGTTGTGGATAAACTGCTTCTAAGAATGAATTTAACTTATTAAAAACTGTTCCAACAGCGGCCATTTCTGCGGCACGGAAAGCGCCTCGTTGTGCGGCTACATCAATAACTGCACGTAAGTTTGTTAGGTCTGCAATCGTAAGTTCTGGGTTACCAGCCGGTTGCTGAGCCTGTTCTGCACCAGCATCTCCGCCAACTGATTGAGTTGCTTGAGCACCGGTTCCTTTATCTAATTCTGCCATTTTTATCTCCTAAAAATATTATTTGTGTAAGTATGGACATGCCAGACTAAACATAGTTAGCTCTGCAGGATCCTCAAAGCCTAAATTTTGAGTTTCGATCATTTTGTTATTTTCATCAATTTTAAGCGATCTTGCAACAGCATAACGTCCGTTTAAGTTATTGTAAATCCAACTACTCATGTTATCAATTTCTGCAGATTTTACAGAAATCTTAGCAAAGTGCTCAGGGATCCAATTTAACTTTCGGAACCCTAAAACATTTAATGGGTTTACACTACCTTTTGATAGAGCCATAATATACCTACTTTATTTATAGTACGCATAGTTACCGAATGGCGGAATTATGGAATCAGTTCCGTGGATAATAAACAGGCTATCGCAGTACTGTTCGTCACCCCAGCTACCGCAAGGATATCCGTCTGTAAACATAATGAACTTTTTAGGCTCAATACCTTCATCTTTCATAAAAGTATAGTTGACATCAAAGTCAGTACCACCACCACCTTTTGGTTCATAGTCCATAATCTCGTCAGCATTATCACCGGTAAATTCTGCAAAGTTATAAACGTCAGTATCAAAGCACCACAATTTAAGTTTAAAGTCTTTGTATTCGTCCATAATGCCTTTAACTTCGCTAAGGAAATCTTTAGCCATTTCGTCAGTAATACTACCGCTCATGTCAATACTTGCGCATACGTCAATAGTTTCTTCGTTCATCATACCTGGCAAGATTGCACCCGAGTGCATTGATTTACGATTAGGACGGCTAAAACTAAAATTGCTTTTAATGATACTTTGAATTTGCATACGCAACAGCTCACGCCAATCCATTTTAGGTTCAGTAAAGTCCTTAATGAGACGTGCGATGCCCGCAGGGACTCTGCCAGCACCAGCCGCAGAAGCGGCACTTACCATTGCTTCTTTAATTTCGTCACGGATTTTTTTCTTTTCTTCAGCGGAAAGTTTTGGACGACCTTTACCTTTACCTTCTTGATCTCCATCTTTACCTTCGCCTTCTCCGTCGCCTTCTCCGTCCAAGTGCTCATCGAGCAATTCGCCTAGCGAGTTGATATCGATGTATTGAACTTTGTCTAGAAGATCGTCGTAGATTTCTTCGTATGCTTTTCCGCGATATTTGTTATCTTGGAAAATTTTAATCTTAGATGGAACGTCGCCAATCTTTTCATCTTTAAGAATTTGATTAACAGCATAGTCAGCCGCAATGTTTGACAACTGGGGCTCACGTTCATTACGGCGTCCCATATGATCAAATACATTGTGTAGGACTTCGTGTGCAAAGCCAAACTCTGCTTCACGTGGAGTAAGTTTATCCACAAACCCAATATTGTAATAAAAATTACGACCATCAGTTGCAAGTGTTGAGCACCAATCACTGCCGTCGATAAGTTGCAGGCGTGTAGCCATGTTACCAAAGAACGGATGTTTCAACAACAAGCCAACACGAGCTGTAATTAGCTTATCTAAAACTTTGGCTTTTTCCTGTGAGGTATACACACGGGTTTTATCTACTTTAGTTTTTTCCTGTTTCATTACTGCCATTTTTTTACTCCAATGTTTAACTATATGTATATATTATACAATCAATTTACCAGTTTGTCAATAGTTTTCTTTGACAAAATAGTACTCGGGCTTTGGATATTTTTCCAAAAGCTCTTTTTCTTTAATGAACTCGTTCATTTTAGGTGCTGTAAAAAACATTTGATGAAAGACTGGCTTGTGCGTAGCCGAGTCTACTATAGATAAGTACCACGATTTTACAGCCATATTATATTCTCTCTTTTAGTTAATTATACTTAAAAAGGCCCCGTAGGGCCTTTTTTAACTTTCCATTGCTGAAATAATGTACTTCCCGTACTGTGAATGGAACCTATCAAAATTCTGCATTTTAGAACTATCAAACGGCAGTCCGTAGTTTGTAAGTGCAACTTTTGATCCCATAACAACTAGCTCAGTTGGGAAATTATCCATCATAAAGCCAAAGAAGTTGTCTGCCATTTTATTCCAGTCTTTGTTCTTCTTTTCGTTTTCAGTTTGAAGCTCATAGCACAAACTAATAACCAAAGAGTACATTGCGGAAATCTCTTTAATGGAGACTTTAGATACCTTGCCAGATAGGATATCTTCTGGCTTAGGCATTTGCTTGGCAACCTTTCGGTGAGCCATAAACTTAACAGCTAGACCATCACCAATAGCACCTGCCACGAGGTCAGTGAGCGTTGATTCTGGCAGGTCGTCGTCGCCAAGCAAATCACTTACAAAAGACCAGCTACGTGGAGTAGCAAAGCTACGTGAGCTAGCCTTTGGATCAAAGTCGTACAGATCTTGTTTAGCAAAACCTACATAACCAACAACTTGTTCATTTACTTTGTTGCTAACAGCCCATTCTTGCCAGTCATCAAAACTGACTTTCAGTTCCAAGTGCAAGAAGCGGTTAGCCAACGGAGCAGGCATACGATAAGTAACACCGCGATCAGTTTCACGGTTACCTGCGGCAACAATACTAACACCTTTTGGCAAGTGATATGTGCCTACACGGCGGTTTAGAATAAGTTGATATGCCGCGGCCTGTGTAGCAGGAGCCGCAGAGTTAAGTTCGTCTAGGAACAAAATTGCGGTAGATTCTGGATCGCTTGGCAGTTCAACTGGTGGAGCCCAGCTCATAGTGCCCAAGTTAGCATTATAAAATGGAATGCCTTTAATATCAGTTGGTTCCCAAAGTGATAAACGAACGTCAATTACTTCTCGATTTTGTTCTGCACCAATTTGGTGAACAATATCCGACTTACCAATTCCGGGAGGGCCCCACATGAATACAGGACGATTTACTTTAAAGCACTTACGAATTGCCGCCTTGGCTTCGTTAGGACTTTGTGTACGATTTGCGCTAACGCTTTCACCTTTTGCCATTTTTGACCTCTTTCTAAAAAAACAATTAAAATACAACGCTCTATGTATATTATTATAGCGTCAGTGATCTAAAATGTCAATAGTCGGTTTTGCCAAAATGTGTTGTATTTTTACAACGGTCGGTTAGCCATTTGTTTTGCTTTGCTGTATTTGGAAACATCACCTGAAAACAATACAAGTTCTACAGCGATCTTTTCTCTAAACACCCAAATGCTTTTCTTTTGGAGGTAGTAAGGAGAGTCAATGTAACGATCCAAATATATAATTGTATTATTTGAAATCATGAATTCTTCATCTTTTGGGAATTCTATTTCGTACCCTTTGTACTGCAATTTATTTTTTAATACATCGAACCCTTGATCGGTCAAACGAAAACCACCTGTCTTTTTCTCTCTTGGATTAGCCCAGATGGTTTTGTAAAAATTATCAAATTTTAATTCTGTATCACTTAGCTCGGTAAAGAGTTTTTGAGTTAAGTCACGTTTTGAAATCATTGTAGTTCTTGAATTAGCTCGCCTGTAGTCAACTTATATACTCCAAAATCTTTACAATTAAAAAGTTTGTTTAGTTTTTCGGCAAGATTAAAAGCATGACCGCTATTAGAAAAACTTACTTTTTTATATTTTGGTCCAAGTTGCTGTGCAACCAAAGATGTAGTTTTTAGGTTAACTGGTTTATTTTTATAAAAAACAGCCCAGATGGCGTCGGCTTCAAGTACTTGTTCAGTCTTGTATGTTTTCTTATTAGTGATTTCTAATAGAACGTTCGGCTTGGGTCTGCTCATAATAAAGTACGTCTCCACAAAATGTACGTACTTATTTATCACCCAATATTAAAAATTACCACCATCCATGGAGACTTGTGTATCTTGCGGTTGCGATGCTTGCTGTAATACTCGATCTAACTCTCCTGCTAATCGAGTCATTATTACCGCTAGACTATCACTTAACTGCTGAGTTTCGTCAGCGGTCAAAGTAACAACTTTTGCTCCTGATTTTTGTGCAATTCGAGCCTTTTCTAAGAAGTTTTCAACAGGAATTGTGTTTAATTGCTTCATGATTCTCTACTCATAGAGCTTAGTACTGTTTTCATCTCTAGCTCTGTTTTAAAAGGACCACGATTGTCGTATCGTTCTAGTGTAATAAGTTTTGGGCAAAATGATTTAACCCATCCTTTACGGAACTTGATTACATAGTAACCTGCACAATATTGGCTCTTAGACTTGTCGCTCTTTGAGTAAATTGGTAACTTTTGTCTTACATCATATACTGGATTATAAGGTTTGCTTGAACAAGGAAATTCATAAATTGAATAACCTTGTGCATCTATCTTACTACTCAGTTTTTCTTTTTTAAGTTGTTCTTCGTTGATTGAAATTCCAAACAGCGTTTGGAAAACGGCTAAGTCTGCGATATCGACCTTTTGGCCTTTTCGCATAAAACTGTAACCTTTCTTTTCTTTCGTAAGCGTACCTAACTTTTCGCCCTCTGCTTCAATAAGCCAGAACTTACCATCGATAAGTGCTTTTGTTTGTACCTCTGTCATATTTGCCTCCATGCAAAAATTTGTTTTGTTTGGACATGTGTCTGTGTATTGACACGCTGTCATTCGTATACCCTATTTGTTAAATTAAAAACTATAGTGGTTCTCTTACCTTCGTTACGAGTCTTAGGGACTTCGTGTGCTAACCAGGATTCCCATAACAACAATAAACCATTTTCAGGTTTAAAGATTACGTTCTCCCAATTAGTAGGAACATCGCCTAATTTAGGTAACGCTATAATTTCTCTAAACGGTCTAGGATCTGTAAAAACAATTGGTGCTGAATCCGCAGGAACTTCTAAATATAAAATTCCTGAAAGAATAGAATTAGCATGAGTGTGGCGACGATGCTCGTCCCCTGCCACCATTTCAGCAACCCATAGTTGTGTGTCAAAGCCAATTTTAGATTCGTCATATCCTAGTTTAACTAGATAATCTCTAGATATACGATGGATAAAATTTATAAAAGGTTTAAAACTTTCCTCGCCTGCTATTCCTTTAGCATTAGTAAAAGTACTTTTATATCCCCATTGATCATTTACAAATTGTGGATCATTAAGATATTGTTTTGCTATAGGCAATAACTCCTTAGCTACATTTTCATGTACCTCGGACAAAATTGCTGTAGGAAAATAATATTGTATGCTCATACACTATATCTAGCATTAAGCGGATCTGCGTAACTTTGAATTTGTTCTGTAACTTTAATAAGATCGTACGTACCGCAAAACTTCATGAGTCTAATGCCAACTTGCGCTACATTCTTTTCTTTGGAGAATTCTGTAGCAAGCGTTTCTGCAATAATAGCTTTAATATTATCTGGTTGTGCAGTAAGATCACATAGTTGTACATTTCGCAAGTAATCTTCTAATACTCTATGTTCGACGCCTTCATGGTCAGTCCAACGCTGAAGCATCATGTTGTTCCAAGACCAGCCTTTTGAGTTTCTATCAGCAAAGGCCTCTTGGAGACCAACTTTATTCTTTGTCCCCTTCGTGCGTACTCCCGGATATGCAGAAAATACATTATCGGATGTGTCTCCACGCATACACTTCTCAAAGA